GAACAGGTAAACCTATTTCAGAAACTATTGAATTAAAATCGGTTTGTAATCCTGCTGCAGTAACTGCAATATCTATCCCCTCGCTTTATATTTCAAAATTTTTGTTCCTAATTGACTTAATTCTTCTTTTGCAATTGCTCTAAATCCATCTGCTAATGAATTTAAGTTAGTATCTCCACCTTTTGATTCAGAAAAATCACCTAAACTTACAGATGAGACATCTGCACCTTGTAAATTCATTAATCGAGAAACAGTTTCAGCAGTGAAGTATAATATTGGTCCTTGATATTTTAATTCAATAGAAGTACTACCTATATCTTTCCCCGTGTATTGTTCGACATAGTTTCTTTTTTGGTCTGCAATTTCAAGTAATCTCGCACCACTAATAGATGATGGAACATCAGGAATTAAACTCAAAACTGCATCATGCACTGAACCAAGTGACCAATTTCCCATTTATATCAACCTCATAATCCTGTTCTTCCAGTAGTAATTAATGTACGACCAGAAGAAATAATTGTTCTTGCTTTGCGAGGAGTATTTGTACTCCAGGTTCCATTAGTTATTGTCATGTTTCTATTATTTCCTGAAGTGTCTGTTAAAGTTGTACCTGATCCTTCAGTAGTATTCCATAATCCGCTAGTTGAAGATAAACTAACAACTCCTTCATAAAATAAATCTCTAATTTGATCTGCTGTTGCTACAACAGGAGCAGTTCCGCAACGTCCAACCAATCCACCAAATCTTCCAACTATTGCTCCATTAGTATATCCGTGCCCTAATGCAACCTTTGCATTAAAGTTTGTAATTGCAGTCATTGCCCCATCTGCAACTTTAGTAACAGTTACTTCTTCACCATCAACATACAATTTTAAAGTCCCATTATTCCATGTTAATGCAAGAAAGTGATGCCTATTATCCAAAATTGTTCCATTTCCAACATAATTCTTAGTTGGTAAAACTCCTGTTGAACTTAATATTACTTGAAATTGGCCTCCAGTTGATGCAAACAAAAGCCATGCTCTTGCATTAGCAGTACCACCAAAATCAAATTGTCCAAAACAATATCGACCTACTTGAGTCATATCTCCTCTCATCCAACACCAAGCAGTAAGCGATTGTCCACTATCTCCTGTGGGATTAAATGCGGTTACAGAAATATCGTTATTTGTTCCATTTGTAGAGATTAAATAAGGAAAATTAAATATTTGTCTTCTACGGGTCGTTAATCCTGTTCTTGCACTCATGTATTTCTCCCATTATATTCGTTAAAAGCATTCATTAATTGTTCTTCAACCCTATTATTGTTTTCCTCATCACTTAATCTTGGATCCCAATCACATTCATAATATTGTTCGTTTGATTGAACATTTTTATCATTAACAAATATAATATTAAAATAAATCTTTACTTTAATATCTCCACAATAAAGATAATTTAAACTTTTTTTATTTATGATATAATTTGGCATTTAATCACCATTATTAAGGCATAATAACTCCTGATTCATCAGTCAATGGAACAAAAGTCAATCTAAATTGAATCTTACCTGTTGTCGGAGTATCTGAGGTAGTATATTGAAATGAAATATATGAATCTGTTCCGTTTTTTTGCTGTAGTATAAATGAAAATGGAGTTGAAGTATATCTTACTTGTGTGGCAGTAGATAATGAAATAGCGGCGGTATTATCTTCTTTAACAATTAAGAATGAACCCACTCCTGCATTTGATAATATTGTACCAGTAACACTTTCAGTAATATCAACTGTTGCAGAATCATCTTTAAATATAACACTTGAAACAGTACAATTACCTAATTGCATTGTTATATCTGCAGTTAAAGAAAGAACTTTAACAAAACCAATTACTTTAAAAATATTTTGTATTTTTGTTTCTGCATTTCCAGTTAACATTACTGTATTTACTGCAACTCTCCCTAATTTAGTACTAATATTATTTGTTTGAAATAGATAATCGTCCCTAGAATTAGGGGTTGGGAAATTTGGCATTTGTTCGTTAAACGGTTGTACTGGAGGGATATATGCTGCTAAGTCACTCATTTTAATCACCTCATGAATATAGTGCAGTCATTGATAACCATGCACTACCTATTGTTTTTGTAAAATCTGTTGTTGAAAGACAAATCGTAATTCCTGAATTAGCATATATTCCACCTGGATTAAAATCAAACGAAAATGTCGAATCAGTTCCATTAGTATGTTGCAGTTTTTTAGGGGATCTTAACATTGTTACTGCCCCATCAGCAGGAAGTGATGCAGCATTAATAAACTGTATAAAATATGAACCAGTTGTTGCAACACTATCAATTCGTCCATCAATCTTATAAAGTACACCTGCATTTGCTTTTGTTACTGAACTAGCCTCTAATGCTGCAGATTGATCAACACTATAAGCATATGTTGAAACTGCTAAAGGTTTTGGACAAATAGCTAATACATTGTTTGTTTGGTCTTCTCCTGAAAATAATCTAGAGTTATAAACTAATAATTCCCCTTGTGTTGATGCGCATATATTTGTCCTATCTGCACTTGCAACTGCTGTTGGTAATGCTGTTGGGTCTGCAGCATATGCACCAATTTTATGTGGTTGTCCAGAATCTACACCATCATGTGCAACTGTTCCTTGTGTTTTTACCCATTGATAACCATTTAAATCAAAATATGCATTAACACGATCATTTGCAGAAACTGCAGAAGGTTCAGAAGAGACTGCTTTACCACCAATTTTAAAAGGATTATCTGTATCAACAGCATCATGCGCATTTAAACCTTGCATAGCATTAACCGTTCCTGCTGAGTCCAACAATTGTACACATACAATATTATTTGTCGGAAGTCTCGTTCCACTTGCAACAGCTATTGTTGCACGAACATCAGAACCCCCATCTTTTAATTCAACTGCACCAATTTCAATATCTCCTGTTTCTAAAACTGCATCAGTCATTAACTTCCCATCTGCAGTTATTCTTAGTAAACCATATTGACCATTTGTGAAAGTAGGTAATCCTGAAGTATATTTACCAGCCATAACTTGACCAGCAACTAATGGAATATTCATATCTGTAGAAGTTTCAGCATCGTAAACTTTAGATGCCCAATCTTTAGTTCTTAATCCTTCATTTGTCATCTTATTTTCCTCCTTAACTTTAACTGATTTTACGTGACCGCGTACGTGCCGCCTGACACGAAATTAAAAAATAAAATAAAAATAATATTATCCTTAACTTGACGTTATTTTACAAGTTGCGTTAGTTCGTAATGCTCTAACTTTTACTCGCATTGTAACTGCTGAACCTTCCATATCAAGTGATGGAAGAGTAAAGTTTTCAACTGTAATACCACGTTTTTCTGCAATCATAAATGCATGATTCTTATCATACACATATGATGAAGTTGTTGTCATACCTGCATTTGTACTTACTCTAAATACTTTCATTCCATATACTGTACCAATAAAACCTGTACTAAGCATTTCAGTGCTTCCAGATTTATCAGCTTCTACGAAAGTATCAATGTTTCGCAAGTCATACGCAACTTCATTACCTACTAAATAAGATGTTGCAACTTTGTCAGCATCTTCTAAGTATTGCATTGCTCGAGTAACGTTTGCAATTGTAACAGAGGCACCACCAGCAACAGTATTAGCTGCAGAATCAAGTGCATCACTTATAATGAGTGCGTTAACTTTTTCTGCCATTCTTCGTCCAGCAATTGTTAAATTATGCTGTAACAAATTCCACTGTGCATCTTCAAGCAATTCTCGTGTAATTCTAATTGCAACACCATATTTCTCTGGTTTTATGTTTGTTGTTGAGTACTCAGCATTATCCATTGGGATTTCTGTCCCTTCTGGAACAAGACGGACACTCATTGTATTTTCTGACATTAAGTTAACATCAATGCTTGATCCTGGGATTTGTGCTGGACCAAAATACAATGCGGCTTCACTTGTTGGAATCAATACTTTTGATGCTTCATCAACAAGCGTTTCATAGATTTTCTTTACAATAAGTAAAGACCCTTCTGTTCCTGTACTTGTGCTGAGGTATTCTCTTACGAATCTAAGATTGTCTGTCATTTTAGTTACCTCCTTACCCTTGAATCTGAACTAATGCAAATCCACCAGAAGCTCCTTCTGTTACTGCACGTCCAATTCTTCTTAATCCTGCAAGATTACCTGCGACTGAACCAAGGTTAGCAACTGCGTTGTTACCATCACACATAACTGGGTAACCTGCTGTTACTGTACCATTACATTGTAATAAGTAAGTTCCTCGTGTAGCAATACTGCATACACCGCTTACAGAGGTAGTGTACAAATTAATTCCGTTAAATTGTGCTCCAGATGCATCTCGTGTAAACAAAACATTTGCTGTTGCAAACGAACTTAATCCAGAAGTTACAACACTTGCTGCTCCAGATGCAAATACGAATACTCCTCCAGAAATTATTTCGTTTCTAACATAACCGCCAATTATACGTGGTGACTCTCCATCTAATGCAACTACTGCACCGAGTGGGTTTCCAATTCCTGCGCCTGCCATTTTCTATCCCTCCTAATTTCTTGTGATGAATAATCCTTGTGAATATTCATCTTTCCCAAATGCTACGTTTTCAAATAATTTTAAGTTAGTATCATTTGTTCCTTCTGTAACTTGTCCAATAGTTTCATCTTTTGGTTTTTCAGTTACTTTTACTTCTTCTTCTTTCTTCATCTTTTCTCTCAGTTCTGTTTCAATTTTCAATCTGAGAGCATCTTCCTTTTGCTTTTCTTTAATTGCAAGGAATTCTTTATATTCTTCTTCAGTGCCAAAACTTTTTACTGGTTCTGTCATTTTCTCTTCCTCCAAATGAGGAGTAATTTCTAACTCCTCTTCTTTCTTTAACTCAAAACTTTCCATCATTGCTTGAGCAAAACAAGCATCTCTATCTGCTGGTACTGCTACCAAACTAATTTCAACACCTTCTATTCCTCGAGCAACTAATTGAGTGTAAGATTGTTCTCCTTCATTCATTGTTCGTTCTTCAATTTCACGAACCATTGCACCAATACTAACATTTTTGATTAATTTATTTTTAATCATTTCTTGCATTTTTTGGTCTACAACTCTACCCTCAAAAACAATTGCACGTAACACATTATCATAATTTACATTTTCGGTGGTGCGACCAATAATTGAATCAACACTATTTTTGTGATCTTTAAGAATAGGTTTATCTCTGAAAGATTCTGCGGCAGGTGCTAACTCCTCAGCAAGATAAGTTGTACCATTCCGTGTAGTTGTTTCATTAATTGCAATACCGCGAATTTTGAAATCAGAATTATTCTCACTTGTAATAAATTCTTGGATTGGAACATTAAAACTTAGTTTGTGCCAATCTTTTTTAGTTTCTCCCTGTTTAATTCGTTTTTCAATCTCACCACAAATTTTTTTAGAAGAATCAAGATTATGACCTTTTGATTGTTGATCGGTTATACAATCTTCAAAATTCTTATATTTTCCCATGGGCATTAAAATCACCTACAATGTAGTTATAAGAATTTATTAATCAAACTAATTTATAAACATAACTTTCATTTTTATTAAATTATTTTCGTGTAGGGATATATAACGATGGTCTCGAACTCTTCCTTGGTCTAAAATCATAAACTGCAAGTGCAAGTGCTGTTGGATAATCATCATGGCCCCTTTCACTGTGATGTATTTTCACATTACCTATCGAGGTTAATTCATAACGTAAATCTTGTAATTGATAAATTAATTTTTTATTGTTTGGTATCTTTAACTTTCCTGATTCCATCAATATTTTAAGATTACTGTACAAATCTTCTTTTTTTTGAATAGTAAAAGTAATTCCTTCACATATGGTGCCTAACTTTTCTTTAACAATATCTGTTGGCCCAGCACCCAATCCAGTCTCATCTAAGTTTATCTTTTTAAATTTAAATTTTGCATGCATTGCTTGAATTCTACCTACTGCATCTGTTGTTAATTTATGTTTTGTTTCCTCTAAATACACGACATACAATTGTTTATCAATCCAATTCTCTTCAATCACACAAAATACTGAACTATCTTCGCCGAGTCTTGCAAAATCAACACCTAAATAATAGTTACATTTATGGAATATTTCTCCGTTTGGCGGCATTAAACAATCCCCTCTTTAACCAACTGATAATCCATAATCGCATTTTGTATTGTCTCATTTTTAAAATATGCATCTTGATCATTTATGAACTCTGCACCATATTCTGTTCTAAACTCTAAATCCGCTAACATTTTTTTTTGTTCATCAATAAATTCTTGTTTAAAGTGTCCAACTTTTAATGCAACTTCATATGAATATTGGTGTAATATCCATTCTTTGTTGAATGCAGAATTGTAAAAATGGTTCATCCCAAAAGGAGTTCCAATTTTAATAAACTTTGCATTCGTTGATGCACCCATTGGATTTATTACTTGACTTACAATACTATCTTTAATAAATGCAGCTTCTTCTAATATAATTACAACCCCTGTTAAACCACGTACACTTGTTCCATCTGGACCAACTGTATATGCTTCGATACTAGCACCGCTTTTAAACACAGCACTGCGTTTAGTTATCCCAATAACTTCAGACATGAGATTAGATGATTTTAAGTTCATTGCAATCTTATCAAACAATTCCCCAGCTTGAAGATCAGTTGGTGCAAAGATTAGAACTTTCTTTCCAGGATTACGCAATGCTTCGATAATCGCAACGAAAGAAATACAAAGAGATTTTCCTGTTTGTCGAGAAAAAACGGCAACCACACGTTGACTGTTTAAACAATCATAAATAAATTCTTGTTGATACCAATACAAATCAAAGTTAAACAGTTTCTTTATTGTCTTCGTTAGATACTGTCTTGCCATCTTTAACTAATACCTCTTTAAAAAAATCATTCCAGTTAACGACGTGATGAACATTTTCAGTTTTTATTTTTTCACCATGGTGCATCTTATGCCATTGTATCAATGCTTGACCTAAAAAAGTCATCTGTGTTGCTGTTCCACACTTTGCTTTTATGCTTTGTAAAAAAGTGAAAATGTCAAGTGCAGAGGATTCTGGTTCCTCCATTATTGCAACAAGTTTTTGATAACTCTCGTCAGTAAGTCCTTTCTTTTTTAATTCACGTAATTGCGCCGCCCATTTCTTTGCAGGTGTTTTCCTACTGCCACCTATGGTGCCTAACTTTCTTGCTTGTATCTCGTTAGTGATTGGAATGAGATTCTGTTCATTAGCCATCCAACTTCTCCTCAATAAAAATCAATTATTGTATGCATCTTGGATGTTTATTATCCAAATGATTATTGATGCTAAAAAACAAATTAATGCTAAAAAAGGATGAACTTGAATTAAGAGAGTAATCCCAAAAATGATACATAACCAATATGCACAAAAAAATGAGAATCCGTTCCAAAATTCTCCTTTAATTAATTGTCCTAATCCAACCATAAAACAACTAAATAATGCAGGTATTCCATGTTTTTGTGTTTCTACCATTTTTTAATCACTCTTGTCTCTTTTTTCGTTTATTGTATTCTTCGGATGGCATGAATACAGAGATTCTGCATCCTCGTTCTTTACATTGAAAGTTTAACCACATTCCAACGCTTACTTTCATTTTCATTCCATCTAGTAGTTTTGGTTCTTTTGCTTCAGTTTCATTTAATAGTTCAAAGCGAGATGAGTCCATATATTTGTCATAATTTTTAATTTCTATTTGTTCAACTGCTTTTTTAAAAGCACCAGAATCTCTGTTATGTCCCGCTTCTCGTTGTATGTTTTCGAGTGATCTTTCAAAATCAATTATTGCGCATGCGCGACAGAATGGGATTCTTTTAGAGTTACATTCTTTTTCTGTTTTAATTAAATTTTCCCTGAATTCATCTTTAATTGTTTTTTCACCAATAACATAATCCCAATCTTTTTTTTCTTTATCAGATACTTTTCTAAAAATTGTTCCTATTACCATTTTAATTTTCCTCCGTTTCTGCGTTTGATTTTTCTTCTTTAATTTCAATACCTTCTTTTAATTGTTTTTTCACTGAATCAATACAGAAACCATTTTCTTCTTTATTTTTTTCATATTGATTAATTTGATCTTGCATGTTATTTCTTTGTCGTACATAATTTTGGTATAAACCTTTGTTTAACATAAGTTCAGTGTATTTAATTTGAAAATCCAGCCATTCTTGTTCTTGTTCTAATCGCAGTAACGATTTTTCTGATAGTCTTTTTTCTACGT